TTTATGAAGTAATGATAACCAACCTTTAGTAGCCCCCTTTTACGATGCCACTCATCAACAGTCCTAATGTTTATGTTTGAATTAGGTTTTGTATGGGTGGAGTGGATCACTATGTAGTTAGTTTCTTTTCTTCTTGACATCTTTAGTCCATTCATGAGGTACGATCTCTTCCGAATATTGGAATCCGTGTTTATCGCACCAGTTAGCGCATGTTAAATTAGAACGTTGAATACGGCTGTTCACATTAGAAAATACAAACCGTATGTCTAGTTCTGGATGTTGCTCTTTAATTGACCTGTGCATCCTCTGTTCTTTATACCTGAAGTAACCTTTTGCTTCAATTATAACTCCATTGGGTAACACAAAGTCAGGTTTATACTTACCTGAGACAAAATAAGCAACAGACATCTGTTCATACTCAAACTTGCAATCACGCTTTGTTAAGTTGTCAGCTATCCGTTGCTCTAGACCCGATCTAAAAGTCACCGGATTTTTCATCATCAGTTTCAAAGGCTTGGCCTTCTTCCACTTTAACAGGAGAAGGTGCCTCTTGTACTACTTCGTACTCTTCATCCACATCAAATACATCTTCAGCGTTCCCACTTGCAATGTATTCAACCAGCTTAAGTACCTGTACCATACGTAACCTGAGCTGTACACCTAGTGAGGTGCCATGCTCGTATGGTGCAATCTCATAAGCTACTCTACCTATACTACCATTACCTACTTTAACGGTGTTTGTAATAGGCTCATTTTTTGGTCCTACTACAATAGGTCTTTGTGTGAAGGTTTCACCAGTACGACCATTTGTACCGGAAGCCTTAAGTTTGAAGTGGAACTCAGTTCCTTCCTCCATACCTTCGTCATCAAGAGTTACCTTGTATGGTAGAAACTCTTGCCATTTCTTTGCAGATTTTTGTTGGCACTTAGTCTTCCACTCTGCATGAGCTGTGTCAACAAGTTTCTGCATCTCTTCTGCTTCAGTACCTGTCAACAGCACCTTAATATGATACTGCCCCTCTACTTTATATGTAGTGTCCGCAGTCATAATGTGAGGCCAACGGAACTCTCCTTTTGGAGTAACTGGATACTTTCCTGCCATGTTTTCCTTTCGTGTGTGTTACTGATTGTGTTGAACCTATAATGTCCACATTTAGAGTACACTTAAAAAACCGTATAAAATTAGACCCGGTAAAACTCCTAAAGCAAACATTCGCACCACCAAACAAAGTAATGCTAGGTTATTTTTTGTTTTACTCATATTCTCCTTTTTGTTTATGAGAAGAAGTACTTAGACTGTAAGACACCCATAATATCAAGGTCTCCACGTTCAGGTGGTTCCTCAAGTTCTGGAATTACGTCTATAACCTCATCATAGAAATTAGTAAGTACATCTGTTTCCGAATACATCTCCACAAACGACTCTCGTATTGCATTTGCCATTCGTGGGACAAAGTGTGCATGTACTCCATATGAGTCGTGCACTACTGAGAAATCCTTTATTCCACTCTTTATACACCTGTTAATAGTTAGTGTGAGTGCTGTTGCATCCATACTATGTACAAAGTTTGGTGACACGCCATTGATTGATCTACGCCTGTCCAGATTCTCGGTTTCCTCCTGTATAGAAGGTTTAATCAACACATTATCGATGTGTGTTGTAATTCTTCGTGGTTTCATACTCTTATATATCTGCTGTACCACGAATCCTGATGGTGTCTCCCATATTATAGGTAAGTTCTTCTCTGACATCTTTCTACCTATGTCCTGAAGCCACGACATAGCTTCACGTGACTTGATTACTACTTCACCTATAGCTTCCCACACATGTTTACCTAAGTACAGTGAGGCTTCATATGTGTGATCTCCGAATGGGTTGAATGTTGGGTTGGACATTATCCTGTCATTCATCGCTTCTTCAACATATGCCCTACAACTGAACCGTGTTCCACCATAGGGTACCACCATCACTGGTCTTTTAGTGATTTTACGGTCTATACCAAAGGATAACCACTCTTTTGAGTATGGTTCACCGTGTTTTGCTTCCTCTACCACCTTTTCATGTACCACATCTGCTACTAACTGGTAAATATCTTGTGGTACCTCCTCTGGTGTTAGATTTGTGGCTATTCCACCAATGGGATCTCTGAGCATAGCTGAGAAATGTTGTAGCCCATTGTTTGACCCATCTAAACAAATGGGTAGTCTTGACATAAACCCATAACCTTCCTCACTAAATTTTGCCCACTCAAAACACCATGCTAAGAACGTCCAAGGTTCATCAGCCTGAGTCCACCACCTGAAATTAAGTGGTTCTCTAGCTGATTGCCTAATGTTATCAGTGTTTTGCATGACCCAAGCTACTCTGTCCTTGAATGACACCTTGTCATACCCGAATGAGTTTGCCCCATGTACACCAAAGTAATCCCTTTGTTCCTCGTTATTAATAGGAAACTTCTCTGCAAACTGGAGCAAAGCCTTTGCATAATCTGGACCTTGAGGTGTCAGAAACGAATTGACGGTGTACTTACGTCCTCTAAAGTCACATTGGTACACAAAGTAGATAGCTTTGTATTGTCTGAACTTACGTGCCATTGCTATGGTTCTCACCAACTGGATACGTTTACTGGTCATCTTAGCATTCATATCGTGAACAATCATGGCCTTTTTCTTCCACTTGATGAAGACTTCCATTTGCTCTGGTGTCATCTCATTCTTTTTACCCTGAATTGGACATGGTAACACCTTGTAGTCCTCTCGTGGTGGTAGGTTAGCCCATGAATCACCTGTTTCCCAACACTTTCTCATGACATCCAATACAGGTTCATTCACTGCCCACTTTGTACGCTGGAGTGCGTTGATAGCACCATACTCTAGTGGCATTGAGTGATTCTGCATTTCCTCTAGGTACTCTCTGTTCCTAGTTTTAATCATTGGAATACTGTCAATCCTTTTAGTGTGGTACCCACCATTAAACGGTGAGCTCCAATCCTTTGGTGGAATTACACATGGGTAGAAGTATGGGTGTAGGCCTTCTCCCTCCTTATTGACATTCTCTATCCAAAACAAGGTTGCTTGGTTAGCTTGGAGATATATGACACGTTTCTTACGTCCGAACTGAACGGTCTTTACCTCCATTAAACCTGTGGTTCTAATGAGTATGTCAATGAGCTTACTACCCAAGTGTAACTTTTCTGTCTTACTCCATGGACTATGTTCCAGTACTTCAGCCTTACTCATGGTTCTGATGATGTTGTACCTGCGATACAACCTGTTACTGGTGCGTGAAGTGACCTTCTTTTTAATCCTTCTGAATATCTGCTTTGACTCTGCTCCACTATCCCACAGATCAAACTTAAACTGATCCTCAATGGAACCTGCCAACTTCATGGCAACACGAGTGAATGGACTCCTTTGAGAGACACCATCCAGAGTATACTTAAGAGCTAAATATGAGCATATCTCTGTGTCCATTAGAGCTAGTGTGAGAGCTGAGTTTTGGTACTTCCCAACTCCACCAACTAGTGCCGCCTCTAGGAACTCCTTAATTCCACCTGAGACTGAGTCTAATGCTTCTTTCATTAACGTGATACCATAGAGAGTTGTTGCTTCCCCTCCACCTTTCTTAGCATCTCGTACATTCTTGTAGTACCTGTCGATGCCAAGAGAGTTCATTTCTTTCTCAATTCTTTCTTGCTCATCGTTTAGGTTCAATTTATCACCTCTTTTGAAAGGTTCTGTGAAAGTACCTCATTAAAGTTCTTCTCAATGAGATTCATTGTGATATTGATAAACACTAGTGCTTGTGTGATACACTCTTCTGGTGAGTTCTCATCATCTCTTAGTGCTCCATCTATCATTACAATAGCATTACCTAGAATCTGTTGTGCACCACGATCTAACTTGGCAATCTGTTTGTTTGTCAGATTAAACTCTTTCTTAAGATTCTGGTAGTCAAACGTCTTTAGTTCGCTATCATCTCCCATAAGCTCCTTTTTAGTGTGTGTTGATACTCTTTTTTAAAGTATGTACTGCCTTAACAAATGAATCCTCTGGTGTACTACCTGAGTATAACCAATCAGCCTCATCTATCATTGATGTAGCTACATCCATTATAAAATGAACATATTCAAGGTACGAGACAGTCTCTGCTCCAAAGTTAGGTCTATTCTCTCGTATCTCAGCTTTCATGAGTTCAGCTTCTTTCTTAAGTGTACTCTGAAAG